AATATTAACAATCTTAACTTAAAAGAATTTTTACTCTATAGAAAAAGTCGAATTAAAAATCCATCATTAGATATTTTAGTAAGGTATGGATTATCTAAAACTTTAAACAATGACTTTGAAAAATACATATCTGAACCATTAGTAGAATTTAATAATGCAATAATGTTTAGTGAAGCTTCTTCAGATGAACAAGCCATGTTGTTAAAGCAATTTGTAGGTCAAAAAATTACAGCTATGGAAGCATTTTATGAGAGGTACTTTGAAGAGCTTAGTAATAAAAGTCCAAAGGCTGCAGCTTCTTATATTAGAAATGCTTTTCACATTGAGATGAATCAAGCATTACCAGGCGTAACTGAAAGATCTGTAAGCCATGCCTCAGGCGGTAAGTTTAATTCTGTTGACGAATATATTAACGACTCAGAAACTATAGAAACAGAATTGAGAAGAAGACAAGACATTATGAAACTAAATGCACTGCAAGAATCACAAATAAAAAGGTAGTAAGAGGGTTGTTAAACCCCCTTAATCTTCTTCATCATCATCCATGATGTCTGCCCAGTTATAAGCCTCTCTCTTTATATCTTCAACACGAACAGAACCCTTACCGTTTGCAAGTAGTCCAGCTAAGGCTTGTCCTGCTAGATACCTGCGACTGGTCAAGGGTTTTGCTCGTGGTCGTTTCTTCTTTACGTAAGCTTTTGCCTCTGCTTCAAGAGGCGGTAAGTTATTCTTGGATCTTTTGGTTGGTCTGCCCATAGTTTACCCTTACTTATTTTTTTCTTCTAAAGCCTTAATCATTTTATTTAAGTACCATGCTGCTTTCTTCATGTCCTCCATAGGGTTATCTTTGTAGCGGTAACGATGTTGATACTTAATCATGTTACCGTGGCAGTAGGAAATGAAACCATCAAGACCTACCACCTGTTTAATGTAATCAATGCACTCTATCCCGCCCATGTTATAATGGGCAGGCTTGTCTACTGGATCAAAGTCACTCATGTGTTTACCAACTCAGCTGATGTGTAGGGTATGTGAAAGAACAACTCACCTTTCTGTATGTACCTACCCTTAGCCTCAGCCAGGCTTTCTTTAGTTAGTAGAGTATCTTTGATACGCCAGACTTGCTTTAAGTCTTCACGGAATACGTAGAAGTTTAACACACCATTAGTACCATCATACTTATCTAGTAGTCGTTGCTTGCGTTCAGGTATGCGAATCTCTGCCCAATGTGCAGGCCAGTCCTCTGTCCAAGCTACCTTAACCTCAGCCTCATTGAAGTATGTGTAGCCATCCTTCTGAGATACTACATCTACAAAGTAGTTCTCTTCAGTGTTGACAATAGTGTGACCTTTACTTTCTAATAGACTAACCAAAGTGTCCTTAGCTTTCTTATCATAAGCTTGATACAAGGCACGGTTAAAACTTTTACGTACTGGCTTCATGGTTTAGTTCCTTTATACTAGGTCTACGATTTCACAGGAATCACCAGAACATGCTAGTGTCTGACTGCCTGCTGTATTATCTTCTTTCTCATAGTTTGATAGTGATGTCCAGTCAATACTCTTAGGCATGAAAGATAATAAGGATATGTAATCTTCCTTAGAACAATCTTGATAAGGTGCTTGCTGGTAGGTATGCTCGTGGAATGGTAGGAAAGATACACCTGACATCTCATCGAAGTGTTTGTAAACAAATGCACCTACCTCAAACCACTCATCTTTCTTGACGTTGATTGTCACTGATGGCTTATGCTCACACCACGATCTCTGATAAGCTAACCACATATTAAGTTGGTCTATCGCACTCATGTCAGCAGTAACCACTGCGTTGTCAGGAGACTTCTGAGGGAAACTAAACACAGTAGTCTGGTCTGGCTTCATTACATCTGGCTCACTAGGTACACCTTGGTCTTTCATAAACTTTGTTAGTGGGTCTTTATTATCACCACGAACAGTACGAATATAATAGGCTGAGTGACGAGCGTGTATTCCACTAGCGGAGTCAACCAACTGCGATACCGTTCCGCTAGGTTTGACACAACTGATAGCAGCAGCAACAGGAATATCAAGCAGTTTAGCCCACTTAGCATTAGTAGCAATGGATATAGATTTAAGGTACTCAAGAGTTTTATCTAACCCCTCATTTTCTGTGGTCATTAAAGGGTTGTCCATGATACCAGTCAAAGACACACCCAACAAACGTTCTTCTTCTGTATTCTTCTGCCATATCTTACGCAAGTAAGGAAACTTTGTGTAGGTAGATTGGATAGTACCAAGGATGGTAGCTATACGAACCTTCTCTGAAAGACTTTGGATGTCGTCAGTAGAACGTACTACAATCTCCGTAAGATTACAGAATTGATTTGGTCGTAAGATGATCTCACTGCAAGGGTTCGTACCGAACTCATAGTCAGCATCTCGTCTACCATTCTTAGCTGCTTGCTTCTTAGAAGCCTCACGATTGAAGACACCACGTTCACCACTGCCACTCTCTACTAGTGCTTGCCACTCACGTAAGAATGATACAGCATCTGGCTTCTCAGTATACGACACAGAGTTATTAGATAAGGCACGTTGTGGATTGTTCTCCCACCAATTGCCTGACTTAGCATGACGCATACGATCATCAGATAAATTTGATAGACTGATCATAGCTGACCTACGTACACCACCTACTACAACTACCTCACCAATCTTACACATGATGTCGTGACACTCAAGAGATGATAGCTTACGGCCTTGTGATTCTTTAAACGTATGACTGACAAAGTTAAACAGATCAATCAATGGCGCTGGGCCTGATGCCCTACCACCGAATGTTTTTAACCTTGCACCTGCAGGTCTAACTCTGCTAGTATCCCACTTAGGAATCTCACCACTGTATAGGAGTGCAATCACTTGACGAAGACCCTTAGCCCAACCTTCCTTACTGTCCCTGATGACTACTGTAGTATCGCTCTCAAAGAGCTTTGGCACATCTGGAAGTTGACTGATGAATTGCCGTTCTACACTGAAGCCAACACCAGTACCACAGAGGAGGATAAACATAGCCTCATCGAATGATTTGATATCATCTACTGGTAGGTATGAGCAATTATAACCCGCTGTATTGTCACGAAAAAATGCTGGACCAGCTGTCATCATTGCCCTCATAGAAGGCATTGCACCAAGACTTAGGATGGAATCCTCTATCTCTTTTATTAACTTAGTCATCTTAGGCACAGTAAAATTAGCCTTCTCAAGAGCTGGCCTTACTATGTTATCAGTGTAACGTGTTACTGTTTCAGTCCATGTCTCACGCCTGCCCTCTTCATCAAGCCATCGTGCGTAACGTGACTTGTGTATAAAAGATTGATAGTCTGTAGGTAGTAGGTTACTCATCTATTATCTCCGCTTCCTTTTAATGTTCCTCTGGCTTCACGCCCGTCTAACTTAATTACGTTCCCCTCAATTACTTCTTGTAGATCAGACCCGTAGTAGTTGGCTAAGGCTGTGACGTAAAACACTACATCCCCTAGCTCTTTAATAATATCTTCTTTGGTGAACCTGGACTTGTCTCTGATAAGCTTCTTAACTTTCTCAGCTACCTCTCCAGCTTCACCAACAAGACCTAGTGTATTTTCTACGAGACGTTCCTCACGTTTAGTAAAAATCTTATCTTCAACCCAAGTAGCATACGCCAACAAAAGATCTTTGTCTGAGTCTAATGAATCAAAGTATCCCATAGTTTTTAGATCCACTATGTTCATCACAGATCTAACTCTTCCTGACTATCATCATCACCAACCAAAGACTTTCTCAACTCATTTGTTTTCATTTGTTGAATAGCCTTTACGCATTGTAAGATATGATCCAACAAAGCAACAGAGTTTGTACCAACATTTAAAATGTTAAGATCATTGGTCTGTGTCTCATTAAAATCTTCGCTGTCATATTCTTTATCGTCAAGAAATACTTTAGTCATTTTTTGTTACCTCACATTCAGTTACTTTTATATCATCTATATCATACAGATGATCTCGGATTACCTCACCTAGTACAGCAAGATTATAGTTAGGGTCAACCTCTAAGAAGTTTGCTTTAGGGTCAACGTCTATGGTTAGATTTAATTCAAATCTCACAGTGAAAGTCCTTAGTTATATTGAAACGATAAGTATAGTCAAGTATGATTTATATCTGTATTAATTATTATAGGATCAATGCTTGTTTCGAAGTGACTCTTCCAATCATATGCATCGTCGTACTCTTCAAAATAAAATTCACTGTTAAAGACTTCACCGTCTTCCTCTATTCGACAGAGGATACTGTAGTTAGAACCATCAGGCCACTCATCACTATGGGGACAATCATCCCTTGATATTGGACCTTCTAATACATCCCAAATTTTTAAACTCATTTCTTCCAGTTCCTTAGTAGCTCCATGTAATGATCCATGCTTACCATAATAATCCAAGGTTGTCTATCAGATCTGTAAAAAACTACTGGCTCACCTTTGCCGTGGTTGCCAGCTTGTTCTATGTAATCGTAGGCAGTTTTCATACCAGCCTTACGCCTCTTAACTTCAATGCTAATAGGCAATGTCTTTCTGGCTAAGGGAGATAGCTGGATGTCTTCACCTGTATCTCCCATAGTTGTAGACTTGATGTCATCAGCCTCGAACTCAGGGAATGTTTCAAGTAACTTATCCCTGACTTCTTGCTGACCACCTCTGCCCTTGGCCTTGGCTGCTCTAGTCATGACTGATCATAGCCATGAAGGTTTTTCCATGACAGTGTAGTCACCCCAACCTGTACTGTAGTCTACTTCTTTATCTGCCTTTGCAATAACAGCTAGAGTTTTGTGAAGCTCAACAGTAGCCCACTTCATTACCTCTGCACCCATCACATGTAGATGTGATATGAATGGGGCTGACTTCTCACAAGCAATGAATGCAAAATCAGTTACATCATAGCCAGCAAGCTTACATGTATAAACGTAATGGGCACCTTGAAGAAAGTAACCATACTTTACACACTCGCTTAGAAAACCTTTTGGACTAGCATCTTGTGTAGTCTTTACATCGTACACAGTTTTATTAGACTCAATCATTAGGTCTGGTCTTGTCTTAAGCATCAGTCCTGACACTGGATCTTTTACGAAAATACTAATCTCGTTTACTCTCTCAGGATGATTCAAAGCATCAGCACATATAGGATTACCTAATGCACCTCTAGTAATACAGTTAGCTACGTTGAACTCTACCTCAGTTAAGAGTACCTGATCTTCAGTTAAGTTTTCTTTCAGGTCTTTGAAGGCAGCACTAGCCTTAGTCTTTGGACCTTTGATTACTAATTTTCTATCAGCCTCCAACAAGTTTGCATGGACAGCATTACCCATTGCAAATGCTGCAGACTGAGCAATCTTCTGTCCCTTCCAGTGGGCTAGAGATTTCTTATAGACTGCTTTCACAGCACTTGAAGATATACCATCTATTGAATGGTATCTTTCATTGGACATATCTTTTATTTTTTGCATAACAACTCCTAAATAAAATGTGGGGCAGGTAGAAAAGGAAAGTAAATACCCACCCCACTAGTAGGCTAGAACAATACCTCGTCCTTCGCCACAGTCTTAGACTCAGTTACAGGTGGAGGAGACTCACCTGTGTCAGGAACATACTCAACAAGTTCCATAACCTTAACCTTATCCAAACGTGTTCCAACAATATCTTTTCTACTTGTATCGTAGACGCAGAGAGTTACCTCTACAATAGATCCGTTACCAATGGTGCCATCAGTATTGTAATCCCAAGGACTATCATCAGCCTTAAGAACTACAGGCGCACCACTGTCCCAATCTTTTCCTGTAGCAAACTTACGCAGGAATTTAACCGTGTGTCCACGGCCTTCTAGGTCAGGCTTACCCTTCTTAATAGAACGAGAAGCCTTTAGCTTCGTAAGGTTATCTTCATCTAAGATAACATCAATGACACAGCCACCGCCATGTTCAGCATAGGCACCCTCATAGCCAAGTAAGTCTCGATTCTCCTCAAAGACTTTAGCCCATTCCGCAATGCCTGTTAATTTTACTATCCGTGTAGCCATCTGGCCCTCCATATGTTAATGAATATTACTGTATGTTTTACCATACTGTATGTCAATACCTAAATCAACATTTAATTTAAGGTCTTGATTTACTTTTTCAATCGCCCATTGGAGGATAGACGAATGTTCTTGCTCACTACCCTCCCTTACTTGGTTGATTGATTCGTCGTGGAATTGTCCTAAGATATTAGGACGTTTAGTTCTGTAGTATGCAACCCACTTGTCAAAGCAGTAAGCCCCAGTTGATTGATTGAGGGTGGAGAATACATCCTTCTCATAACGAAGGCTGTGCCAGAACTTACTGACTGGGTTTTGTACCCACATCTCACCATTAATCTTCCGTATCTTCTGGGCCTCAGAGAAAGCTTTGACAGACCAGTTACGTTTCCAATACGCTTCAAGCAATGAAGACGCCTGAGGTATTGGCATTCCTGTAGTACGTGATAGCTTAGCTGCACCTACACCATAGGTAGCAGAGTAGTTCACTACCTTGTAGTTCTTACGCAAAGACTTCAGAGATATTTCCCCTGAGTTATGTTTGTCTATCTGTAATTGGGTAACTGCACCAGCATGTTTAGCGAGGTCAAGGTGAGGATCGAATCCCTCCCTAGCCATCTCTTCTACATAGTCTGGATCATAAGGCTTCATGTAGTGACGCTTGGTAGTATCCTCTAGGGATGTCATGTCAGCACCACATAGTACAAAGCCTTCATCTGCAATCAGACAACCACGTACTTCCTTACCCCAAGGCTTATCAACCCCAGGTAGATTGACCAAGGGTTTCTTGTGCTTGAACCGTAGTGTATTAGTTAGGCCAGCAATACCTGCCTTAACGTAACCATTACGTTCACACTCAATGAATCCTTGGAAGATAGATAGCCTATGTTGTATAACAGTAAGACCATCAAGTACACCCACTGCTGGATGCTCATCGACAAGAAGCTTAACTGAACTAGTAAGCTCTCCATCGTTACGCACTTGAGGTATCGTTCTTTCTTTACCCTCCTCATCTCTCTCATACTTGTGAGTACATGGCTCCCAACCTAATGAGAATAACCAATCCTTAACCTGTGGTGAGGACTTAGGGTTAGGATCTTTCCAACCCTTCACGACAGTAATCTCTTTGTCGTAATGATTAGGCAAGTTCTTTTCTGCAAGCAGAGAGAACCATTTCTCACCATGTGCTGAAGCTGAGCCATCCTGTTTGAAACAAGACTTAGGCTTACGCTTGACAGTAGTGACCTGTTGTCTAGGCATCACAGACTTAAGCTCTTCTATCTTATCTTCTTGTTGTTGTACTAGTGTGTTGATACTAGCCTCAGCTAACTGCCTATCAAGACGCCAGCCAACCTGCTCTGCTGTTGCAGCACAAGACATTTTAAATTGTAAGTACCGAAAGAACTTATCCAGTAGCCTATCATCTTGGTAGATGAACTTGAATCGTTGTAACAAGTTTTGCCACAAGGCCCAGTTAATCTTAACGTCCTCTTCACAACGATGTATATACACTTGTATATCCTGATCAGACCAATCATCTACTACAGGTTTAGGTATGCCGAAGTCTTCGCCAAAGCTATCAAGCCCATGCTTAGCTCTGTTGTAGTTAAGAACCCAAGACATAGACAGGGTATCAAATAGTCTGGCCTTGATCTCTATGCCTAGTATCTTCTCAAGTAGTGGTACATCATAGCTAACAATGTTGTGACCAATCAAACCACGTTGAGATAAGATAAGCTCACGCATATCATCATAGTCTACTAGAGTAGTAAACTCTGAGCCATCGGCAGTATAGGATAGGCAATGTATTTTAGTAGCATCATCTAAGAGATTGTCTGCTTCTACATCGAATACTATCATGCTGCCATCTCACTCCTTACATAAGGTGCATCTTCAGAAAGGATCGTAGTGTCTGGATCGTAGTACACTGAACCTGCATTGCCTAGCTTAGCGAATGGCCTGTTCTTATCAACGATAAAGGTTGTAGTGTTCTTTAAGATCTCATCCTCAGTTTCTATGTCACGCTCTAGCTTAATACATATTATTGCTTCCTCTTCAAGGGAGGCAGCATACTTTGTACGTCCATCGTCATTGACCTGAGATATAAATACAACACCTATGCTCAACTCCTTAGCAAGCTGTGCCATACGTGAGCCTAGTGTGGTCAACGTACTGGTAGCACCATCCACACCTGAGTTAGATAGGTAAGCCAAGCGTTGAACATGGTCAATGAAGATGAAGCTGGCACCATACACTGTAGCTGCAAGCCTTACATAGTCTAGCAACTTGAGTGGATCATCGTGTGACATCATCTCAAAGATGATAGTACGTTCAGCTTTGGTAGCTTCCTTAGCAGCCTTGAGTACGTCAGCCTCAGAGACGTTGTTCTCTCTGGCATCATCCTTAGTCCTGACGTTGATACCTAGATGGTATGTCGCCATTGAACGATAGGTAGTCGACTTCATTTCCTCCATGTGTAGCATAGCAACACGGCTATCTTCATCACGTAGTAGACCTGTCTCAAAGTATCGTATCACCTCTGTCTTACCTGTACCACGGGGTGCCTTGATGAATGTAAGGCCACCCTTAACCATACCCCTGATCTTATCGTCAAGTCCAGCATGTCCTGTTGGTACATACTCATAGGGGTTCTCATTAAGGATTGCATCCTCAACATCCTGATCAGAGCAGAAGAAGTTCTCTGGTGAGTATCTCTGTGGCTTACGTGCCGCCCACATCAGATCATTAGCATCACCTGCCTCAAGGAACTCGTTGGCATCCTTGTACTTAGACATCGGTACATACCAGAACTTATCAGGGAAGGCTGAGTATAATTTGTCAGCTGCCCTACGTCCTGCCTCGTCTAGCTCACCAGCATATACTATCTCTTTGAATGACGACAGATAGAGGTGATTGTGTTTGATAAACTTCTCACCGATAGATGCGCTGGGCAGTGACTTAACTGGATAAGTCTTACCTAGTATCTGATACAGTGAGGCAGCATCGAACTCACCCTCAGTCAGGTAGATACGATTGCTTGTACCAGCATTGAACTCTGGGCCAAACAAATGGTTCATGCCCATGCCTCTGTCCTTAGTCCAAGACTTAGACTTGTCGGACACTAGCCTATACTTGACTGTGTGTGGGTACTTGTAGGCATAGCGCACTGGCTCACCCTTAGCACCTGTCTGTAACTGTATGCCATACATCTCACATACATCAGCATCAATAGACCTGATGTTCTCGTAAGTGCCACCCGTGATGGGTATCTCCATAGGCTTCTTCCTTTCCTTTAGCGGGTACTCACTCTGTACCCATTCATATATCTCAGGCATACCCTTGGATGGGTAAGCCCTACTGCATGAATGACACTGACCAAAGCCATCATCATTCCAATTGAAAGCATCACTTGATCCGCAATCAGTAAACGGGCAAGCTAAGTGTGGATTATCTCCTGTTGCCATCTCCTCTATCCCCTTTCTTTTTCTGTGTCAAGTAGAACGAACCTTCAGGTGATCTATAACCTGCGATTAAATCCTGCCATTGCTGATGGCTCATGTATAGTAGTTGATACTCATCCATCAACTCATCGTACTGTCTGATATACACTGTGCCATTCTCTGCATAAACCATTTCAATATCTTCATGCATTTCTGTATGATCTATAGTTACTACTACTGATGCATCCGATTCAAATTCTACCGTATACACGATTGATTACCTCCCTTTCCTTAGATCTGTTACGTTCATCATCTGTCATAGGACTGATGTAACCCACGACTATACCAGTATTCCATTTAGATGCTTGTACTTGAGCTTCCTCCTTTGTTTTAAACAATAGAGGTTTATCTTTATCTGTAAAGGTTTTCTTACCTGTGTCATAAACAAGCTCATCCTTCTCAATTTCAAACATGACTGCCCACATTGTATTCCTCCTACCTATAAAACTTGTGTGATCCATAAGTTGCAGTGGTATTAAGTGACGCACTCCAGTATGGTTTAACGTATCGTGCATGGTAATGAGTAGCTCCCTTAGTTAGATCAGCTACAGTACCACGTAGTACATTGTCAGCTACAACTAATGCTCTGGCCCAAGGCAACTCTTCATGTGCTTTGTCTGACTTGCCATCACAGTACCAGCTAAACTGGCATCGGTGTTTACCTTTGCTTAAACCTTGATGAACTACAGAACATATATCATCAGGCCACCTAGAACTTTCCACCCTGTTTATTACTACATGAGCTACTGCGTACTGCCCTACCATTGGTTCACTACGTGCCTCATGGTACACGTTCATTGCTAGGCACATCAATGCTGCACTAATCATTAGTAAGCCTCCATTAATTCCTGCCATGACGCAGGGAATAGTTCTTCCATCTTAAAGCTGATGCCCCATGCAACTTCTTGTGTCTCTGCCTGTGTGTCATTGGCACACCGTAACTTACACATATCAGCGAAGGCGTCAAGGCTACCTGACCAGTACCATTCTGTCATAGTAGACTGAGGTAGTATCATACGTGCTTGTTCAGGTGCTATCCCTGCAAATATCATGTCTCTGTATAACTCTATGCATCTGCCATTGTGAGCACCACTTCTTATAGGTACTGTTAAGCTACCAACATGAGTAATCTTTTTATCACTACTGCCTTGCTTCTTATCGTCTGCCTTGCCACGCCACTCGTCAGGCTCATAGAACTCAGGCTCACTGTCTACATACCTACGACTGATCTCATTCCAACGTAGGAACTTATGCTTGACTAGTTGCCTAGCTACAAACACAGGAGCTTTTACAACAAAGGATGCAAAGCAATGCCCAAATGGTGATAGGTGTTTATGTTCAGCCAAGTAATGTATCAGCTTACGATCTCTATCCTTCAAGACATACTGATCTTTGTACTCTTCGCCTATCGTTCTGTTCTCACTGTCGTAGTCCTCCCATTTGGATTCTTTGGCAAAGCTAACCCGTGCGGCATTGACCACTGACAGGTCATTACCCATGTGATTTATGTATGTTACTTCAATCATTTAGAGACTCCCTCACAAATTGTTTTGCTTCTTCTATATTTTCAAATGTCTTTTCATTTTTTCCTACTTGCCAAATAACTTTTTTATCTTCTTGCCTAAGTAATTGATGTATGTATATCAAAGAATAACTATCAGGATGAAACGCTATGTAAGCTTTACTAGCACCTTGAACACCCCTACTTAATTTGTTACTCCACAGTATTCCTTCATCTGGCTGGTGTTTAGACCATTTAGCTGCACTATGTCCTATTACAAGTGTTGCATCAATCATACTTTATTCCTCCTACTAAGTGCAGACTTTGCAGTCCCTAGATTATGTTTGACGTAAGCATTTAGACTTGACACATTCTTATGCCCAGTCACAGACATGATTGCAAGGTGGTCAACCTCACTCTCTATCATCTGGTTGATTGCAGTCTTACGTAGCTGACCCACCTTAAGCTCATCAGGCAGTGCTGACAGAGCCTTAACTTCTCTGAAGAGGGTTCCGCTGTTAGCATGGTTGAAGGGGATGTAAGCGCCATCTGACGGCCTCTGAAAGGGTACTACGTACTGTTGGAAGTCCCAATCCTTTTGTTGTTGTAGTAGTAGTGAGGACAGTGGCTCCTCAAGGGGTAGCTCAACCCTAGCACCACGCTTACTCTGACGTATCTTCACCATGTCTAAATCAAAATAGATATTCTCCCACTTGAGATTAAATATATCAATGGGACGTTGACCCCATTCGTATGCCATCAGTACGACAAGACCAATGTTTCTAAATTTAAAATCAGAGAAGGCTACATCACAGAACTTCTCAACCTCAACGTGAGTCCATACGACAGACTTAGGCTCATGGGTACGCTTGCTAACATGCTTCATTGGATTGTCGTTAACAATTCCTAGAGCAACACAGTAGTTCATGAGCATAGAGAATACCCTAGCATATTCATTGGCAGTGTTGGTACTGATGTCATCTTCCCAAGTGTCATACATCTTGGTGCATACTGGAACAGTTATGTTTGTAATGCGAAAGGTTCCAGTCTCCTTACCATACACATCGGTATCGCATATACTCTTGAGGTTATACTCGTAATTGTGTTGAGTGTTTCGTGACAGAGAGTTGAAGTGCTTAGTCCTGAGGTAGTGTCCTACTATCTGAGATAGGTTAGACATCTTACCTATGTTACCTGTCACTAGCTCACCTCTACGAAAGGCATCAACCTTATCAATCAGCTTGGGTATCTCTATCCTTGCTGTCCTTCCATCACGAAAGGTCTGTGTCTTAACTATGCCTGAGGTGATAGCATCTTGTGGTGGTTTGAATACCCAAGACGTACCGCCTGACTTCCTATCTATCTTGCTGGTATATTTCATATCTTCCCTATCCAATGAGTACAGTCATCGTGTGGATCATCCATCGCAATACTCCCCTTACTCCTCTGGAAGTATCTAGTTATACCCATACTTAAAGTAACATAAAGTATTTAATATTCTTAATATATATTAATACTTAAAGTATTACTTATAGTGTACCTTAAGTACTTTAAAATACACATAAATAATAATTAGTCAATAGACTGTGACAACGTGTCACATCATCCTCCTTGCTCCATAGTTATTTGTGTAGAAACTATCACCAGAATCAATGTCATCCAGTAAAGTCTGATAGGTATAACCTAATGATTCCAATAGGTTAGCTATAGACTCAGGGTTATCCTCCACAACTGACACCATGTCGAGTGCTTCTCTGTGTCCATACTCATACATTGGCTGATCGTGGTAGCTCCAGCTATCTTCATAGCTTGCAGGATCACGACTGATAACAATCTTAGACCAGTCAGCATCTAGTAGGTGATTGAGTAATAGCTCAGCAAACTCAAGGTCTTGTGTCTCAGCAACAGAGTGTTGGTTGTAGTAACCCACGCTGATATTGGTACACTCAGCCACCACCCTAGCATACTCATTACTGTCAGTGTATGAGCCATGCTTGTCAGACTTTAGTTGTGGTAAATTTAGCGCATCTGAAAAAGATTTAGCAAACTCATCTGATGCAGTACGTATGCCCATCTGATGTGTGATCACAGAGTCTGTACCCTTTCTGTCGAATGAGATCACAGCCTGAGTGTAGTCCAACCACTCAGGATTGTCATAGACCAAGCCACTGCTACCCTTACAGCCTACTTCTTCTGCTGAATGTACCACGTAGGTGCCCTGTATGCCCGCCTCAATCATGTTAAGCATCAACCATATACCTGTGGTGCAGTCAGCACCTAAACAGCTTGAGTTGATCGGGTCTGCAACAGCCGCAACACCATTGGATACAACTACTGCTTGCATACCACCAGTCCTGTGTACTGTGTCGTGATGTGCAGTGAAGCATAGCCTTGGGTTAACACCCACTTGCACAGTGTAGTTACCAAGAGCATCGGGATGTCCGAAGGTTGGTTGAAGGAACTCATCACAGAAATCTAGCTGTGTGTCTGATCCTTCGGGCCGCATATAGCGCAGCATTTCTATTAGTTTATTTGTCATTATTTTTCCTTACAAAGTACAAAGTTCACAGGGACATACTTCTGCTGGGTCACTATCTTTTACATAGTACAAACCCTCTTTTAATTCCCATGTTTCTGGGTGTTCGTCTAACTCTGTCTTGGTTACACTCTCACCACTATTAGTCATACACATATCAGATGTATTGTGATACTCACCATCCCAATCAGAGAAGAAGTAATCCTCTGCATCACGGGGACTGATCCACTGACCCTCACTCTCACAGTATACAATATCCTCTGCATCCCAGATCAGACCATCCTTACAAAGGAAGGCATCATTGTCTTCCACTGACTCACAAGCATGGTTAGTATCCTCGCCGTAGTTTGTTATGCTATGGACTAAGATTGTATTATTGATGTGAACATCCTCGTTAGTATAGTCACAATAGATGTGATCATCATAGTAACAGTCTGAACAGTACGTATTACCAGTATACTCAGAGTGATAGCTATCATCCTCATGTATCCTAGAACTACAGGAAGAGCATGTACAACCCTCAGCAGACAAGATACCTTGATAGCTGTTGGCATCTATCTCACCACCAGCATCGATGACAAGGTACTCACCAGTATGCACCAAGGAACGTGGCTCTATGTCAAGGTAAGGCCCAATGAAGTCAACATCATACTCAATAGCTACTAGCTTAGCACCTACCCAATCACCATCACCAGCAAACTCACCATCAAGGGAGTCTATGAGGTCTCCTAGTTGTCGGATAGCAATGTTACATGCACCATATATAGGGCCAGCTTGTAATGTGTCACCATGATATAGTACTACACGCCCAGCGATAAGACCCTTAGCATCCTCTACCCATGCAATGCTGAAGTCACCAGATGCATACGCTGTTACTGGATGCACAGGTAGATTATTGGGGCCATGCCCATCACGAAAATGATACCGCATACAACTGTTAGACAAAGACTTGTGGTTGTAACTGTGGCTGACATTCTGTGACGATACCTGCTTACCTGTGTAAGCCTTGGTGAAGTCATCAGCTTCCTTGGATACCTGCAACTTGTATACACGAGGTGCGAAGTCATCCAAGTACTCATCTACCCACTCAAGGATAGTAGCATCATCAACCATGTCGAACATCATCTTCAATGCACGGCCAGGTTTCATAGCTACCTGCCTGTCATTGTCATAGTCCTTA